CAATGAGTTGCGCGAGAGGGTGCTGGTTTTCTTGGAGGAAGAGCTACGTGAAGCTGGGTGCGCCCTTTTCGGTCTTTGGATAATGGATGCCGACTTTATCGAACGCTGCGGCAAGAGACTGGGCAGCCCAGATTTCAACTTCACCGCCAACCACGCTCTTAATCTGTTTCAAGACATCCCGTTCGCGCTTGAGGAGTCTGTTTCGGGTCCTCTCCACTCGATCTTGGTCAACGCGGACGCCTCGCATGGTCATGTCGACGAGACATGGGAGCAGATCCAGTTCGAGGTTCGCGATAGGCCACAAGTCTTCTTTGCCAAGCTGGACGGAGAAGTAGTTCCACAGTTCGAGGGTAAGTTCAGCGTCAGCTTCCGCGTATGGCCCGACGTACATAGCGGGCATCTTCCACATTTCAGCTTTTGGGTCGATGCCGAACTCCCTAGCGGCCTCGACGAGGGCCTTCTCTGATTTGGTTTTGTTGAGGTGGTCATAGCACAGCGCATTTAGGCTAAAGCTAAACCGGTTTTCGTCCAGCAAGGACGCCACGACCATTGTGTCGATGATGCGACCGTTGACCTCGAATCCTGTCGCTTTAATCCAGCCCAAGTCATACTGAGCGTTGTGCATGATCTTGTCGGCAGGGCATTCAAAAACTTTTTTGAGCCACCGATTGACGATTTTTTCGTCAAGGTTTCCTCCGCCCATGTGGCGGACCGGTAAATAGCCCGACCAGCCATCAACAGCAACGGCATACCCGACGATGTAACCGTCTTTGGTAGGCCAACCCGGACCGTTTTGTTTTAGGTTCGGATCTTTCGTTTCCACGTCTATGGCAATCTTTGATGCCGACGTGATGTTAGGTAATTCGAGCGGAGGCACCCACTCACTTTTTGGTGCGAACATCGCCATCTGTAATCCTGCCAAACTTACGTTCCTCTTTTTTTAGGGCAAATTCGCCGCCCAGTCCTGTGTAGCCTGCTTTGTCGATCCACGAGTCTTTGTGGTCGATGCTTTCCAAAAGCCTGCTTGTTTTGACCCAATCCATCATCAAAGCGACGTGGGCCGCGGTTATTTTGCCGTGTTTTTTGATTGCAGTTTTGGCAATAACGTCCCAGCCGATAGCTATGCGCTGGTGGTTAATTAGGGCATCGCCGTAGTCTTTGGCCCGAGGGCCCTTCAGCAACTTACTCGCTTGGTTGAGGACGTCGTCTCTATTCATTAGTCTTCTACCTTATTTATGTATCCTGCAAAAACAAAATCGCCTATCTCTCTGTCGAACTCAAATCTGACAGCAGGCAAGTCCTCATTTTTAACGTTTGGGTCATTCCACATTTTTTTCGCGCGAACGGTATCGAAGTCGACTACCCCGGTCTTTTTGTATTTTTCGCGCTTGGCTAGTTCTTGAGCTCTCCACTCATCCCAAGTCATTTTCTTCATCTTTTCTCTCCACAGAATGCGTAACAATGTAAAAAGCGCTACATTCGTTACATGAGTAATTGGATTCAATGCCTACGCCACCGTCCCCATCTTCGTAATTTTCATCTCCGCCCCAGTGGACGTCACTTTCACAAATAAAACACTTCATAAATCATAACTCCTCGATAGATCTTCGGCGTCTACGATGTAGAGATTTTGCTTTGTCCGTGTCACGCCCACGTAGAACACACGGTGCATGTCATCAGGATTGATGCGCATTTGTTCGTCGGCTGCCGGACTAAGGTCCGTGAACAACACGACATTATCTGCTTCTCCCCCTTTTGATCCGTGGATCGTGGACGCTGTGATGCGGGGGATGCCATTGAACTTCTCACCTCGGCGTAACAGGGCCGTGATGTATGCTCGGTCTGTCTCGGGCAGCTTGTCCAATGCTTCTGACCAGATCATGTTGCTGGTGGCAAGTAAGCCATGGTTGACGGACAGATCTTGCATGGTAAGCAAGTCGGTATCTTCTATACCCGGAAGCTTCTTAAAACCCCGTACAACGCGATTACCGATAGACATGAAGCTGTAGATCTTGCGAACGACCTCTCCAGTAACCTCTTTTCCTTTGCGAAGTTGTTCCCAACCATTTACTGCGTCAGAAACTTTTTCGCTGATGGACCGATGGCCGCGATAAGTAAACAGGTAACCGCTTGATTTTAAATCATTTGCTACGGGCTGTAGCTGGTATCCGGCTTGGGACAAAATGAGCCAAGATCCTTGTGTCATGTCGAGCGAGTTGATGGTGTTGATCCGCGTCACATTGCCGAGTTCTTCACGAGGTTCATACCGCTTCGGAAATCTTCTGGCGATGCGGCTCACGACATTTTCAGCGACTTCATGCACACGCTTGGGGATACGATAGGACTTAGACAGCGTTTCAGATCCACCGGGCAGGTTGATGAAACGGTCCACGTTAGCGCCAGCCCACCGGTAGATAGCTTGGTCGTCATCGCCTGCTGCATACATGCGCTTGGAGTTAGCGTCCAAGATGTCGGCGATCTCCCATTGCAGGTTGCTCAAATCCTGCGCTTCGTCGAGGAAACACAGATCAAACTCGGGGCAATATTTGTCGGACTGCCGCACGAACTCTTCCAGCATGTCGGTAAAGTCGTAAACGCCCATCTTGTCTTTGTACTCGCGCAGGCATTTATCGACGTAGTTGACCGTGTTCCAGTCAGCTTCGATGTGGCTTAGGTTGTATTGGTCGCGCAGTGAAACCTTTCGCATACGAGCCAAGTTAATCAGCCCCAGCACAGGATCGTTGGCCGCTGTCATTGAGGGAACATCCTCAAATTGGTCGTGTTTTGCGCCAATTAGACTTACGCCGATTGCGTTCCCCAGCTCTTTGTAATTTTGCGGCTGCATCACCTGCTCTGATCTAATATCTGTGGAAGTTAGCGCCAGCGAGTGCAAGGTACGGAAATAGATAAGGTCTTTCTTAGGGTCCAAGTTAAAACGCAAAGCAGCGCGTTCCTTGGCTTCGTTAGCGGCCTTTCGGGTGAATGCTAGGAAGGCTATGCGGTGTGGGTGAATACCGCTTTCTAAGGCCTCATCTACCATGTTCAGCAAGGTGGTTGTCTTCCCTGTCCCGGGAGGTCCAAATATCCTAAACATTCTCTTTCTCTATTTGTCTGACTATCTGTCGAATGCGCTCACGAGTCAACCCGTAGATCACCCCAATGGCGGTAAAGGTCATGCGATTGCGCTTCCAAAGGTCATAAATGTCTTTGTTGCGCTTGATGTATTTCTTCTGCGTCAAAACGGTGCCCCCTGCGTAGAACCAAACTCTGGAGGATTGATGTCGATGTCTGCGCTATCAAACGACGGTATCTGCCAGACACGAACGGCACGGCCTTTGATCTTCAAGACAATACTTTCGCCATTGATGTCGCGTAACCGCTGGGCAATCTTGTGCGACTTGTACTCAAAGAACTTGTTCTTGCGTAGGAAAGCCTCGAAATCTTTCAAGCGGAAATAAGTGATGCCTTGTTCTTCGTCGGTCCAAGGGCGGCGGAGCAAGATTTCTTCTTTGTCCTGCGCTTGCTGTAAATGACGGCAGAACTCTTCAAGGTAGTCATAGAACTGGCCACTGATACTCGCGTCTTGCGCCACTTCTATGATTGCGCTTTCGTTGTCGCGCATTTCGTTGAGCAGGGTGCTGATGCGGCTTTCCCACTGCTGCTTTGCAATGGATCTCGGCATGAAGTTCAGTTGTTCCATGCAAGCTCGCTGGAACGTCATCTGGTTCATCAGGGCTTCTGTATCTAGTTCCAGAGGCTCGCCGTTGACGTCCATGAACCATACGGGAGGGTTAGAGTTGTACTTTCGTAGATTCGCGATTGTAGCCCCCGATACGGCGGCTCCTACGCCGTGTTTGCGGGTGCGGCACAGCTCTTTATTGCAGTGCGCGTTGATCGGAGCGTCGTTGCACTTGTAGGCGTAGTCTTTGCGTTGCACCTGCTTGGCAACTATGTTCACCTCCGGCAGTGGAAGCGGCGGTGATAGGTATTCCATGTTGTATTTAAGTATTTCGGATTCCCAACTATCTGGATAGGCTTTGCGTAAATAAACCCCGATGTTGAAAAGGCCATTATTTCTGCCCCCTTCACTGATACCGGCTTTACAAAGTATCTGTAAGCAAGGCGGTCCATCTTGAAGCAGTTCGGTCTCACCGTTGCCTACGACTTGCAGCTTAACGACTTCTTCGGGTGTTTGAACGTGTTTATCGTACAGCCCGTAAAACTCTTCTAGCGTAGCGGATGTGCCATCATCTAAGAATGCGTAGCGCAGCCCATCTTCCGCGTCGTAATACGGCAGGTTAAGGAAGTTACCTACGTCGCCGCGATCTAAGTGTAACTTAATCTGCTTTGGAAATATCTCACTCTCGCCATAGCCAAGGGCCGCGGACATATGTTGCAGAGCCTTCTGCATGTCTTTGGCTTCGACCCACTCAGACGAGAACAGGAAACAGTGCGCCCCGCCCGACTTGGAGCGGCAGACGACCAACGGCAATTTCAATCGCCGGATTTTTTCAACCAAGAGCTTGTGGTCTAGCGGGTACTGATCGACGTCGATGCACCCCCATCTGCACATATTGTCTTCGTTGATAGGGATAATTCCCAGCCCGGCACCTTGCCGGATAGGTGGTTTTCCCAAACCTTTTCGGGCCGTGGTTGTCGAATGACACCAGCCTTACCTTTGGTTTTACCGCCGGTACCTGTCTTTTCTATTTTGAAGTAGCCGTAAGCTTCCTTCAGGCCATCAAAAATGGCCGCAAACTTCTCTGCTGACATTGTTGCCCCCTACGGAAAAAGATACGGCGGAGCAGAACCCCGCCGCAACGATGATTTAAAACGGTGTGTCGCCGCCTGTTTCATCTTCCGAGTGTTTAACAACAACGTCACCGGCAGTGATGCTGTCAGCGAACGCTTTTGCTCGACCGTACAAACCTGCATCAGTAATTTGGCCGTCTAGCGACATTTCCCAGCCGTGCCACGATCCTTTGGAGTTTTCTTCTTGGATCGTTTTCAGGTGGTAGATGTGAGAGAAGCGCGGTGGCGTGAAGGGCCCATTCTTGCCCTGCATCTGACGCGAAGCCATCATGCTATTCCACTTACGAGACTTTTTAAGCTGCGTAGATTTCATGGCAATAAGAGCTGTCTCAACGGCAGCGTCTTCATTGAGAAGAACCACGAAGTGCTGATGGGTCTCTTCAATGTACTCGCCATTGCCGTCAACAACGTAGTCTTTGTTGTCGTCTGGAGAACGTTGAGTCTCTGGACGCTTTTCACCGGGTTCGTAAATTGCAACGGGGGCACCGGTTCCGCTCCCACGAGGAGCCCACTGGATGAAGCGACGCTGGTAAGCACAGGGGATCACGTGGATGCCTTCCTTACCTTTATAGATTGCACCAGTAACGGTGTTGTAAATATCGCCCTTACGAGCATTTTCGTTTTCGTCCAACACAGGGTCATTGCCTGAAAGAACTTTCAGGAATGGAAGCGCAAGATCTTCCTGTCCCATGTTCTCCATGCCACGGCCTGCATCGGCTTCAAACATTGATGAATCGAACTCTACAATTTCGGAGTTCTGCTTCGTTCCGACTTCTTTGCTAGTCATGATTATTTTCCTCTCTTGATAACTGCACGTTGGCCAATCCATGCTCCGAAAAGCTCCATAGGAAATGCCTCCCCTTCTTCTACACGTTCTTTTACAAAAGCGCGTAGCGTCTGCGGATGGATTTCAGTTTTTTGCTCGGGAACATAGCCTTGTTGCTGCGCGAACGCAGCGAAAGCACTTGCTTGATCGTCTTCTCCACGTCCAAACTGGCACCTGACAGTATTTTTGATAATGTCGTCGTACCCGTTGTCACGTAGCCACTCGTAAGCGGCTGAACGGTTGTCCGTTAGGATTGAAGCTCCATATGTTTGCTTAACCTCGACGGTCGAGCCGTCATCAAGGCTAAACGAAGAGATGCCGATTTCAGCAAGCATTGCTGGCATTTCTTCATCCGTGAGTTTAAGAAGGGTCTTCTTCTCGTCCTTAAGTTTTTCCTCAAGGTCTTGAATCCGTTCTTCTTTGTCTCGGATTTGGCGAGCCAACTCAGCTACCGAAGTAAGCCCCTGTTGGTCTACTTTTTCTACAGACGAAGCTAAAGTCTCCTCAAAGTCTTGCTCCATCAATTTTGTCAAGTCATTACTCATCGTGTTTCTCCTGTCGTGGTTAAAGGCACCGTTTGGGCCTTGACAAAAACAGATAATATCTTATATCATGATTCTGTCAAGAGATTTTTTCACAGGACACACAAGATGGGATTTGAATTTAAAACACAGCCCTACGATCACCAGCTAAAAGCGCTTAAAGACTCGTGGTCCGCGGAGTATTACGCACTCTTCATGGAAATGGGCACGGGGAAATCGAAGGTGGCTGTTGACAATATAGCCATCTTATACGAAGCCGACAAGATAACGGCAGCGTTGATAGTAGCCCCGAAAGGAGTATACGACAATTGGGTCCGCGGGGAGATACCTGCGCATCTTCCGGACAGAATTGTGCGCCAAGTCATGCGGTGGAGTCCTGTGAAAACGCAGAAGTACGAGAACGAACTAAAGGACTTTATCATTGACAAAGACAAGAAGCTCAAACTTTTTGTCATGAACGTCGAGGCGTTTTCGTCGAAGCGCGGCTTTGAGGCAGCGCAGGCGTTCTTGTACCAGAACCCGAACAACATGATCGTCGTGGACGAAAGCACGACCATCAAAAACCGCAAAGCGCAGCGCACTGTCAACCTGATTAAGCTGCGGGAATTTTCCAAGTATCGTCGCATCCTGACGGGATCTCCGATTACCAAGAGCCCAATGGACCTTTTTAGCCAGTGCGAATTACTTAACGAAAAGTGTCTCGGCTTTAACAGCTATTTTGCCTATCAAAGTCGCTACGCCAACGTTCAGAAGCGCAGCATGGGGCATCGCAGTTTCCAGCAGATTGTCGGCTACCGTAGGCTGGACGAGCTGTCTGAGAAGCTGGACAAGATCAGTAACCGGACGTTAAAAGAAGACTGCTTGGACCTGCCAGAGAAGGTCTACATCAAGCGGTTCGTTGTTCTGACGCCCGAGCAAGAAAGTGTCTACAACCAGATGAAAAAGCTGGCGCTTGCCCAGCTAGAGACTGGAGAGTTAGCCACGACGGCCAGTGTGCTAACGCAAATCATGCGCTTGCAGCAAATCTGCTGCGGCCACTTCCAGCCCGACGACGATGAAGCCATAAAAAACCTGAAAAACAACCGCATGAGCGAGTTAATGGATTTGATCGAAGAGGTCAACGGTAAGGCCATCATTTGGGCCACCTATACGCACGACATCTTGAACATAGCGTCTACGATCAGGGAGCGGTTTGGCGAGGACAGCGTAGCGTGTTACTACGGCGGCACCGAGCAGGACGACCGGCAGGATATTGTGAACCGTTTCCAAGACAAAGGTGACCCTTTGCGGTTCTTTGTGGGTCAGCCCAAGACAGGCGGTTACGGCATCACCCTGACGGCTGCCAACACGGTCATCTACTACTCAAACAGCTATGACTTGGAGATACGCCTGCAATCGGAAGACCGGGCGCACCGTATCGGCCAGACAAACAAGGTCACCTATATTGATTTAGTTTCACCCGGCACCATCGACGAGAAAATTCTCACCGCGCTGCGGAGCAAGATTGATATTGCCGGGCAAGTGCTTGGCGAAGACGCCAAGGATTGGCTGCGTTAGTAAGCGTCGCGCTTACCAGCCCGGATGACCTCTAGGAACCGCATGGCGTCCTCTTGCGACATGGGTCGCATCTCTTCATGCAGCTTTTCGTCGTAAGATCGCAGTTCTTGGTGCGAAAGGGCCGTGGGCCATTTGATACCGCTTTGCTGTGCGCGTTGCGCGGCTTCTTCTACGTCTAGTATTTGTCCGTCCCAGACCGTTGGGATTAGCGTTGGTGTCCCGTTTACGTCAATTTGCGCCGTATACACGGTTGCGACAGAGCCGTCTTCATTCTGGACGGCTTTACCCTCTGCAAGGTTGCGGTAATGGTGTTCTAGGATAGGGTCCATTAGTTAGTTTTCTTTCTTACGGAACGGCAGGTACCCACGGTAGAAGTTAATTATCTTCTGGCGCAGTTCCGCCAAAGCCTCTTCCGAAATCTGGTTGTCTGTCGACATATCAACCCCCCATCAAGCTGCCAATGCCAAGAAGCTCGCGGTCCTCGGGAAATAAAGCTGCAAACCTAGTCCGATCCACAGGGCCCGAAGACTGCATGGGTGGCCGCTGTGGGGCCGCGGAAACCTGCTGAACCGGACTAGGTACAGCCCCGCTGCCCTGAGTGGGACGTTGGGCTGGCGGAACCAGTGCCCCTTGCTGGTCAGGCGGGGGCAAATTCGGTGGCGCATTGCGCAAGTTTTCTTCTTGTAGACGCTGGCGGAGCTGCTGCTCAACGTCAGGACGGCTTTCGGGCAGACCCGGGAAGCCCATATACGGTGCCCCTGTGCCACGATCCTCTTCCTCAAAAGTTTCCCGGGTTATTCCGGGCTGCCCTGACGTAGCCGCGACAAAACCACGCTCGGCAAATAAGCGAAGAATACGCTCGTATTGGCGCTTGAGTCCTGCTTTTGTGCTGGGGCGCATCATTAAAGCCGCAGTTAGCTCAGGGTCCGCGAACACCATATCGATTGCTTCCAAACGCTTGGATTGGGGCAGATCGTTAATTAAGCGACGCAGTTCCCGCGCACCTACACCTGCTGCCGAAATCTGACCGGGGCCCTCGCCGCCGATAGCGCTAAAGGTGCGTGTACCGGCTGCCGAACCCAAGATACCGACATAAAAGTCCATAATCGGTCCAGCCTGAGCTGCAAAGTCTGGATCGTTCAATTTGCCCGCAGCATCTGCTGCTTGAACGCGAACCATTTGCTCCGACATGAACCGCATGCGGTTCCGCAGCGGCTCGTCGAAAACGTTATAACGCTCTGCGAGGTCCATCAAAGACGTCCGCGGGCTATTGGGCAGCGGCCCATACAAAGTGCGGTAAAAGACCTGCGGGTTAAAAGCACCTTCGCCGCCAGCCTTCATATAGGCATATTCAAGCACCGCGGTCCGCAAGCCCTGATTAACTTCGTCAGCCGTTAGCTCGCTACCACGAATAGCGTCGTTTCGGTTTGCCCTCAAGCGTTGTTGTCGCATTGGGTCGGCACCCACGCGACGCAGCGCAAACAGGTTGTTGAAAGCCCGAACAGGGTTTGGAGCGTCGAACGCTTCGCCTACTGCCACCACCGGAGAGGTGCCGCCGATAAGCTGCGACAAGTATGTCTGGCGGCGAGCAATAGCATTTGCACGGCTTTCTGTGGCGCGGAACATGTCGAGAGTGCGCTGTGCTGTAGCGGCATTGGCAAGGTCCTTCTGCAACTGTGGAAATGCTTCCAGCAAGTTTTGGTTTTGCGCCTTCCAGTCGTCCAAAGCTTGTGCGTTGATAACGGTACGAGTTTCTCCGGTCCGTGGATCAAAGACTTCGCGAGACGCTACGTTACGCAGGCCGCGCAGATAGCTGTCTATTAAGTTGTTGACCGTCGTAAATACAGCCTCACCGCCGGTAGCGGCCTCGTTCATGTAGTTTGTCAGGCCCTCCGCGTCCGCCCATTCTGCCATGCCCTGCAACTGGCGCACACGAGCTAGAGTGACGCTCGGATTGGCCCGGACATAGGTCTGGAAAGTTACCTCGGCAGGAAGACGCGGCGCACCAGTGCGGGTGTTTGCGGCGCTCGGGCCAATAATCGTGCGCGAGAACATATCATGTCGGGCACGAGTAAAGGCGCGGGCCACGTCATAAGTTTCACCAAAGCCGCCTTGGTCCAGATCGTCCGCAACAGCTTCTGCCAATAATCCAATGCGACGGCCAAAGTCCCGTGTTTCGGGGTTCGCGGAGAACCCACGGGACAAGTCGAGCATACGGCTGCGAACCTCCGCCAAACGCTGCGCATCAATGGGCGCGGTGTCGTCTGTGGCCTCCCCGGCACGGCCCGCGGCCCGTGTTTCGACAGACGCCTGCACATTTGCGAGGTCAGCCATTTTATCCAACGCTGCCGCCAAACGACGGTCGCTCCTTGTGACGTTGCGCCCACCACCGGATAGTGCGGCTTCACTCTCCGCCCGGAAAAAGGCGGCTTGTTCAGAAAGTGGCAGATTGCGACCTTCTGCGGCAATCCTTTCTAATTGTGCCTCGCCGGGATAACCCGACAAACGCGTAACCGCGTTATCTACCTGAGTGCGGTATCGCGCAACGTTGTTCAGCTCGGCATCAGAGAACTCAGGTGCCGGGGTTAGACCAAGATCGCGACGTGCGGTGTTAATGAAATCTGTAATTTGAGGAATAGCACTTTCAAATTCACGCTGGATCGCCGGATCGCGGAACGATATGCCTTCCCACGCCTTCAAAAAGTTTGGCAATTGGTTGGGGTCTGCGTCCGGTCCAAGCGGTTGGATCACATCAACGTTGCCGACTTCTCTCCAAAGCTCACGTTCACGGACCGATGAAGCCTTGATGCTATCTTCAACAATCTCGTAAATTTGCTCTGAAAGCTCTTCTTGAGTTTTGTATCCGGCCTGACCGGGTTGTGCGCGCAAACGTTCGTTTGCTGCTAAAACGGCGTCTACACGCTGTTGCATGTTGGTACGCAGAATGTCGTCAAAGATAGACTGGCGCAGAACCGCAGCTTGGCGCACTGAAGCTTCGTCACCTTCTGACATCAGACCCTTAATAAAGTTATTCATGAATTGATACGACGCGTTTTCGGCTTGTACCCGCGCGGCATCCAAGCCCCGCGAGCCTACAGCTTTAGTCGCTTCAATCGCCATGATTATCGGGTCACCGCCCTGTTGTGCTGCGGTGAATTTGACGCCCGGGAAAGCTTCTTCAAGCTGACGGGTCATCTCCGGACTGGTTAGGTTAGCAACAAGCTGATCGTACTGTTCCGGAGTGCCGTAATCGGCATAAAGCTTGTTGATGTCCTTGAACAAGCGACGCTGACTTTCGTTTACTACGCCGCCAACAACGTCTGGTCCGCCCTCTGTCCGAAACGAAGTTACAACGCGTGGCAAAATCTTCAGGAGTGTCACGGCCAGAGTATTTGCACCAATAATTTCGGCTCCCAAACGGGGTAATGTCCGACCCGGGTACATTTGCTCCGCTTCATAGGCACCAATTGTTGCGCCTGTCGTCGCCCCAGCTTCGGCAATACCGGTCAAAACAGGGGCTTCGCGGGCCGTTTTTCCTGTCCTGCCGATAATGTTTTCCAGTCCGGTAGTCATGCGTGCTGCAAGAGGGGCCGGAGCGTCGGCTGCCAAGTTATTCAGCAACATCCGCCCGCCAAGGTTTACAGTGGTTGGAAAAGCCCACGGCATGAATGCGCCGCCCGTAAATCCGCCAAGTGTCCGATATGACTCGTAAAGAGCGCGCTGGTTTGGCGTAACTACGATGTCTGGGCCAAGCAATTGCTCTTCAATTTCGTCAGCCACCACATACGTTAAGCCTGCGGCACCCAGACCGGCAAGACCGGAGGCTAATGCTGCCCCTCCGACGGCCCATGGGTTGCCCGTAGTTGCCGCAGCGGGAATAAGACGGCTGCCTGTCAAACCTGTCGTGCGGACCAAGGCATATGTTGATGGTGCAGATTTGGCCATTTCAGAAAAAAACGGACGGGCAAAAGGTGCCTCTTCCGCGTTGCTGAACATGATTGCAATTTGATCGTCGGTCCGCGCGCGTTCACGCGGGTTTGTTAAGCCACGAGTGGACGGAATAAAGTTCAAGATACCGGCGGTGCCGTTGCGAAGACCCTCGTAAGTCAAAAAGTTGGGGTCTTGTTCAATACGGTCCGCAAAGTCGCCTTGGAACGTAGCGACCAAGTCCCGGGCAAACGTTTCGCCCGGGTTGTCAAAGCTCATCACAAAATCGTCGACCACTTCCGGAGTTACGATAACCGGATCAATCGTGATGTTTTCTTCTGGGGTCGGTTGCGTGGTATTTGTATCTGCCATTTATTTCCCCAAGTTACTCTTTGTTCTGAGACGCGCGCGACAGTGTGCTTGTTCTAGAGCGGTCAGAGGCAGCATCGCCAAGCCCATTATTGCTAATAAACCGGTCGTAAATCGAAACGGCTGCGGTAGTTTCTGCCAGCAAGCGTTCGATTTGTTCCTGCAAGACCCGGGCCCCTGTGAATGTCTTCTGGTCGTACAGACTCGGGTTCATGATGATGAGTTGAGCATCATTCCAGCTCGAAGCCAAGGCATTACGCGTTGTAACCAGCGCGTCGCGAGCCCCGTTGTCGGTCTTGAAAGTACCGGGGCGGAATTTGCTGACTTCGTCTTTAAGCAACTCAGCATCCAGCTGAAAGATACGACCATCCGTGTCGCTGCGGATAACCCGCATGACTTGGTTGGCCAAACGCTCAAGCTGCGTATCGGCTTCCGACGTAATACGGCCCGATTCCCCAGCATAACCGCTGCCGCCCATTACAGGCTGTAGCTGACCCGCAATCTGGTTGAAGAAGCGTCTAACACCCGAGACCCAGTCCTGCGACTTGGTAAGGTCAACGCCGGTAATGATGTAGGTCGGATCGTTCTCGAAGGACGAAAAATCAATCGATCCGTCATCATTAAACCGCACACGACCTTTAGTTTTATCTGTCGGGTTTTCTGATCTGGGAGCCCCGGTCTGCGGGCCGCCAACATCGGAACCCAATGTTGGAACAGACAAGCCGAGTTCGCGACGCTGCTGAATAACGTCCAGAACCTGATCCGAGAGCTGTGTTGCGGACACAAGCACTTCGCGGCCCAAGGTCTGATCCCAAACGGGACGTGCCTGAGTTGACAAAGTAAGCGTGTTGGTAATAAGCGCCGCTTTGCTTGGATCGGTTTTGTCCAAAGTACCGTTTGCGTAGGCTGCCATGGTTTCTGCATCGGAAACCAGCTCCAACATACGAGCGTCGAAGCTGCTGCCAAGCAAGCTGTCGGAGCCACCGGCAATATCGTCCAAGCTTGGATTGTCGATCATGACGTAATCTGTGCCTAGCGCAGTGGCTTGACGGCGACCTTCCGCCGTGCCGAGGTCCAAGCGAACCATGTTCTTAGGATCGTCGCGGCTTACAAACGTCCGCAGGTTGGCCGCCGTCGGCGCTTCGGCCTTGAGGACACTTACTGCGGATGGGAACTGCTGAAGCAGAGCTGTTTGCTCGCTACGCGTTGCAATAGGACCGGCGTAAAGAATGTTACCTTCCGCGTCACGCAGCTCGTAGGTCTCCCCCGGAGCAACGTTAGCCGAAGCGGCAGAACGAGTAAGCTCGCCTTCATACATCTGCTGCGCAGATTGCAGAGCGGCAACGTCCAACTGGCGTTTCTGTGCCATCTGGGCATCTTTGACTTTCTGGAACTCGCCAGCTCGTGCGCCGATGTTGCCAAGCGGCTGCACAAACGAAGCAGCAAGCTGCTCCGCAGGCGTACCACCCGGTTTCGCGGCACCAGAAGCGAACATTAGGCCGCCCTGTGCTATATCAAATAGCATCTGCGCTTGCGTCATCTTTTTCTGCTCTTCAAGGTCATCCGCTTGCTGGGTCGGATCAATTAATTGTCCATACAGCGCACGTTGCTCATTGAAAAGCTCTTGCTGAC